ATCTGATCCTCATGCTTGAGCAATTTCGGATTGTTGTTGAACAGATCCCACAGCCAGCGGAAGGTCGAGGGAACGTCGAGGTTCTGCTGCGCGATCTGCGCCATTGCTTCCGGCCCGAACGGCGCAAAGAACTGAATGACATTGCCGATGCCCTCGGCCTGGCTCTGCTTTTGTGCGCTGGCCAGCATCGAGACGTATTCAACCGTGAACTCCTGATCGGCGATGATGTCGGGTGCTGGCGGCAACTTGCCCTGCCGGTGCAGAAGCCCGAATACGCGGGTCACCACCTGGCCCAGCAATTCAGCCTCGAGGCGGCCGACCATCGGCCCCATCAGCCGCATGCGCTCCTGCGTGCGCCCGTTCCATTCGGTCGCGGTGATCTGGACCTCGCGCACGAACTGCAGCACATCATTGAAGAACGTGGTTCTGATCCGGTTGCGAAGTTCCTCGATCGCCTTGAATGCGGCTTCGAGCCCCTGGATATTGGTCGGGTGTAGGAACACTTCTCGGTTGCCCCGGTAGTAGTTGACGCCGCCCGGCACCGTGCGCACCGGCCCGACATGGCCATCATCGGGCAACCACATCGGCGGGTCGGCGTTCTTCTGCAAAGCCTTGGTGCAGGTCAGCACCATCGCTTGCAGCATTTTCACATCTGGTAGCGCCGTCATGCCGGGGCCGCGGCCGTAGACCTCACCTGGCAGCTTGGCCCAGCGCGGCGTCAGGTAGGGGAATTCCGGGACTCCCGACATTTCCAATTCGTGGCAAGCCTCATGCTCGAAATAGCAGCTCGCAAACGGCATGTTCTCGCGGTTCTTCTTGCCATACTCGCGCTCCTCACGCGGATAGACGGCATGAATGACCTTGATCTTCTCGTCGTATTTCTGATCCTCGTAGTAGCCTTTAACCCGATCCGATACCGTCCAGCCCTGCCGGCTCATCTGCATCATCTGGCGCACGGTGTATTCGGTGCAGCGGAACACCGTATCGACCGAACCCTCGGCGTTCTCGTCGATGATGCATTCGCTCAGCATCCGGGTTTGGAACAGCAGGCCGCCAGCCTCGCGCTCGCCAACGAACATGATCGAGGTGCCGAAGGCGCCATAGCCCAGATAGGTTTCATGCAGCGCAGTGGTGAAATTGGTTCCCGGCGCGTACATCGCCGACCACATCCGGTCCTCGACATCGGCGAGATACTGCTTGACGGACGGGTCTTCCTGCAGCGCGCTGTCGGTCATGCGCAGCGAGAACCACTTGCTCGCCGGATTAGTCGCAAGCCCGTGCAAGCCGGCAGCCAGATGCTCATTGGCCTGCACGCCGGTCGCGTCGATCATGCGGGTGAACTTCTTCTCACCCACCGAGCGCTTGCCGGTAAATCCCATGCCATTCGGCACGATGTATTCGGCGATCTCTTCCCAATGGCCTTCGAACGTGCCGCGGTTGGCCTTGAGAGAGTCGTAATACCGCTTCAGCCGCTCGATGTGCGCGGGCTTGTCGCTGTCATACGATGACACGGCGCCGTTGGCTTTGGCCTTGGGCAGGGCTTGATGACCAGTCGTCATCAGCCCGTTGTTGCCGGCCTCAGCCACCCAGTGTCGCCTTGGCTGTTGGCGCCTGATCGGTCAGGCCACCAGCGCCGGTCAGCATGGTCGACTGCGCGCCGGAGCGGGCACCGCGGGCGCTTGCCTGCTGACGATTGCGCGTGCCCTCGAGCTGCGCATCACGAGCGGTCGGCGGCGGCGGCGGCGCCTGTGGGGCAGGCGGGGAAGAAGCACCACACATGATCGTCTCCTACTTGGTTGCAGTCAGCGCCGTTGAGCCGGTGCCAAGCTCGGCACCGAATGCTGCAGGTGCCGCAGTCGTTGCGGTCGCGGCATTCTTGCGCTGCTGGTCGTTGCTGGTGTCAGCGGCGTTGTAGTCAAACCGCGCTGGTGCCACCGGTGCCGGTGTCGAGTTGTTCGATTTGCTGCCAAAACACAAATTGCGTACTCCTCTGTTTTGTGTCATCATCACACGATGATGAGATTGACACCCAAAATTGCCCGCCAAATATCGCCAGAACCGAATTCAGGATGCTGGCTTTGGGCTGGCCAAGTCAGTGGCAGCGGCTACTCAAACACTTACCTTGGTTACAAGGATGGGTTTAATCCGCCGCTATTCGTGTGTGTTCACCGCTACGTTTACGAAACGCTCGTTGCGCCAATCCCCGCAAACATGGAATTGGACCATAGGTGCCGCGTGCGATCATGCGTCAATCCGAGCCATCTAGTGCCGGCTACGCGGCAGCAAAACGCCAAGATGCGGCAGCTTGACCAAACTCACTGCAAGAACGGGCACCAGCTATCATCAGACAACACGTACTGGTGTTCTCGCGGGTGGAGGCAGTGCCGCATCTGTCGCACCAACGCCACTGTCCGGCACACCAACCGCCGCTAGATCGTTTCTCCCTTGGTTCAAACGCTCACGATCCATCCGCAGATGATCGCGCAGCATGGCGATGTCGGAATCGATTTCACGCTTGCGCGCCTCAAGCTCGGCAATCGATCTCTCGGTTACCTCGCACAAGCGCTCGAGCTTCTGTCTCGTCGACATGCCCGCAAGCTCACGCTGAACTGATGTCAAGTCGCTCTGCACCGACCATTCTCCCTTGATCAAGTTTGGCGTTGCGATTTAGTACCCACCCAAACAACTGGTAGCTGCTACCGTCGCGGCCGTAGCCCTCGATCGGCGGCCCTTCCTTGCTGGCACCCAATGCCAGCAGGAATGAATGCGCTTCGGTGTGGTCGATGTGGCTGAAGCATTGCAGCCGGCGCCCACCCAGCGTCTTGATCAGATCGGGCAGCGTGTCGCGCCGCACCCAGCGCATGCACTCGAACGCACCGGCCTTAAATTCATCGGTGCCCCACATCACCACTTCCCAGCAGCCGGTCCACATCTCATAGACGGCCACCACTGCCACCGGCTTGCCACCGGCCCAGGCAATGCGGCCACGGCCTCGAGCCCGGATCAGGTGATAGGCTTCCCATGCGAGCAACACGGCGTTGTCGTGGGAACGCATGTTGTAGACTTCCATCGCGTCGATGGAGCGCATGTTGAGGCAGATGTATTCGAGTGAGGGCAGATCGATGTCGGTCAGCATCAGAAAGGTCGGTAATCGTCCATGCCTGCCGTCTCTTGCCTGCGCATCGAGGTTTCCGCGTAGTCGAGATCATGGCGGTAGCGCTGCGTGTCGCCGACCGCGAACGGATCGTAGTTCATCACCGCGACGTTCTGGCTCACGCGACGCTTGATCTCGTCGATATCAACCAACTGCACCGCAAGCTCGCGGAAGGCATCGGCCGAATTGTGCACGACGGCACCATTGGCCAATGAGAACCATTCGCCATCCGGAACCGTGATGCACCAGACATCTTCACGGTGAGTCAGCTTTTTTACGCTGGTTATACGAAGCAGACTTGCATTTAGCCGAGCAGTACCTTTGCGAGTGACCGCTCTTTCGTACCAGCGCGTCCATTTGCTTACCGCAATGACCGCAGGGTTTTGGCTCTCGACGCCACTTTGTCCATGCCTTTGACCGTTTCGCATGGCGGCTGTGCCATAACCGTCCATCCTCAGATGCGTGCCATTCGGCCGCTTTGTCCCGAGCCTGTTGAGTGAATGTTTGAACACCGTCTGGACGCTGCTGGTGCCATGCATCGGATAAGTGCTGCTTGGCTGGCACGCATTCGAGATTAGAAAGCGCATTGTTGCACTTATTGTTGTCAATGTGGTGGATGTGACAACCGGCCGGAACAGGGCCGAAAACAGATTGCCACACGTCACGATGCAAGCGCCGACCGCCGCGTGATAGATACTGCTCACTTGGCCACATACGATAGAGGCCGCCGTCGAAGTATTGAGTGAGCCCGTCAAGGTAGATTGGATCAGCGAACCCTTCGCCAGGGAGCCGGCGAAGTTCCACCCGTTGTCCGTTAGAAAGAAATGATCCGCCGTACATCTCACCGTAAGGCCGTCTTCGAACGTGACCGCTACAAGTGGGGCATCTTTCCGAGTGATCCTCGGATTCCTGTATGCTTTCCAACCGCATGGCGTTAAGACCTCTCCCGTTGGTGGAAGGTCTTTTATCTGATACGTTCCGTAACGCGTCAAGACTAAAGTGTCGCCGGTAACGCAATGGCTCGACCAGTCGTGCAACGGCGTCTTGCGTGGGGTCTTGGCCTTGCTGTCCCACTCGGTGCGGTACTGCCGCAGGGCGTTGAGCCCCTTGTCGCATTTCTTCTCGTCGAACACGCACCGCGGCAGCATATTGCGAACCGCGTTGATGCCGTCCTGCAGCGGCAGCCTCGAGCCTGGCCTGATCGGTTTCAGACCAACGTCTTCGAGCGATTCCTTGCGCGTCTTGGCGCTCGTCATCTCGCGCGTATCAACGTCGTGCGGCAGGTAGTGGTCGGCAAATATATAGGGCCGGCTCAGCACTTCCTTGGCGATGTCGGTCAACGCCCGGTTGCGCGCTTCCAGGTGATCAATGATCCTGATCTCGCGGCCGACGATCTGGGCAAACCAGACCGCTGTCGAATCATCGATGCCCAGATCCCAGCCGGTATAGACCGGCGTGCTGGGATCATGCGGGCAGGCGGTAATGCGCTTGTCGCGTTCGAGCCGCGCCAACAATCGGCCATAGTAGGAGCCGATAACCGCACTATCGAACGAGCAGTTGTACTCCTGATCGAACAGCGCCTCGCCGTCTTCTTCGCCGTACAAGGCGACCATATCGGCCTTGGCTTCGATCAGCGCTTGCGGACTGAATACCTTGGTATCGCCGACCGTTTGTCGCTCTACGTGCCATTCCGGGCGGGCTCGCGCCGACTGGTATAGGCTATGGCCGTGGTTCTTGCCGCGCGACGTGTACAGGAACAGCGCCCAACCGCCGTTTTCAACTAGGATCGGAGACAGATACGCCCAAGCAGCAGGATCGGCTAGCGCCCATTCTGAGACCACCAGCCCGGCCGGAGCGGCGCCGACCAGGCTATTGTAGTTGTCGGACCCTACGACCTGCCAAGTCGAGCCGTTGCGAAAGCGGATGAACATCGCCTGTTCATTGGTGCTATCGCGGATCTCAACCGGGAACGCTTCGTCGATACGCCGCTTGCCGGTGTGCGGGTTGACAGCGGCCCAGATCGCCTTGCGTGCCTG